AGGATAAGGGAGAGAAATTCTTTTGTTGCACCTCTTATACTATCTACTAATCTATGATTTCCAGATTCTGACCTTTTTTTTATCCATAGCCAATCTGGTTGGAATCCAACTCCTGTTATACTTCTTGCTGTTGCATTTCCTGTATAAAGAACAGTATTAAAATAATCTGTTGGTTTATCTATCGTAGTGTAAGCCATTATCCATACTCCGCTAAGTTTTTAGTACATAGTGCATAATATCCGCTAGGTGGTGCGTATTCAAAGTTTCCATATCCATTTGCATCACTATTTCCTGATGAGATTGTGAAAGCAGATGTTCCACCAAAATTCCAACCAGCAGTATATGCTCTACCTGTAGAACCATCATTTTGTAAAAAGAAATAAGTTTTTCCACTTTCTATTGTAACATAACTAGATGGTGAACTCCCACTCCATGCACCAGAACCTGTCATATAAGCACCATTAAACGACCAACTAATTCTGTTATTATCTAAGTCTAAAGCTATTCCTACAACACCATCATCTGAAACATTTGAATCTCCAGCTTTATCACCTAAATCAGTTGAACCATTATAAACTATACCACTTCCAATCATAAAGTAATGACCAGAATTTGAAATACCAGCTGGAATAATATTTACATTTTGATCATAAGTAACACCAAGACCTATTCTAAATCCATCATCAGCACTAGAACCACCATCATAACTTATTCTTTTTGCTTCTACATACCATTTTCCTTGTGATACTCCGATAGTTGAAAGTGTAGGATTACCATTAGCATTATTTGTTGATACTTTAGTATTACCCTCTGCAAAAGTTGGTGCATTAGATGGTGGAACAGCTAAAGGATTCATTGTTGCAAAATTATTTGTGCAAGTATCTGTCGATTGATCTGTTGCAGTAAGCCCTGTTGTTGTAAAATGATTACTATTACCTGATACATCTTTGCCTAGATCTGAACTATCTGCAAAATCTAGATAAAATCCATTTGTACCAAATGTTAATCCTGATACATCGATTGGTTTCCATATTGTTGGACTGTCACTATCAAATTCTCCAAATGAATTTTGATTATATGCAGTTCCATCTATGAAAACATATTCTGCCATATAGCCTAAAAAATTGTCAAAATTAGCCTCATAATTTATATAACTATTAACAGCGTAAGTATTTCCAGTGGTAGCATTTAATGGTGCAACATTACTAATCGTTGCATCTTGAACTCCATTAATATAAAGAGTTCCAGTTCCACTGCTAACACTAAAGCAAATGTGATACCATGCTGATACATCTCTTAAAACACCTTGACTTAATGTGGAATCTGACGAATAACCCCCAGCACCATAATAACCTAAATAACCAGCATTAGTAATATAAAATCCTTGACCACCATCTGCACCATAACTAAAAAGATAACCCTCTGAACTTCCATTGTGCCCACTTTTTTTTAACCAAAAAGAGAGAGTCCAAGTATTAGATGTTGATGGAGTTACTGTTCTTTTCATGTATGACGCATCAAGTCTTACAGAATTAGCAACATTATATCCTGTGTCTTTTATTGAGTTAGTTCCAAGTATTAAAGGCATTAGACAACCTCTTTAGGAAATTCTGCTAGTGGTCTTGTTATTGTTCCGTCATCTTGTTCTGTGTATTCGTATAATGCTTTTAGTTCATCAACATTAGTACAAGCATCTATTTGAGATTCCATTTCATTTGATTTTGCTCTTACATCTGATCTAAAAGTTGTAACATTTTCTGGCACAGAATAATCAGCGACTTCTGTTGCTTTAACTACATACCAATCAGTAGGTGCTAATAATCCTGATGCTTGTTGTTTTATAATTCTTTTCTTCTCTGTTTTTAAACCATAGTTAATTAATTGTTCTCCATTACTATCTAATACAGAGTTACCATTTTCATCAACTGCGTTTTCATCTTCCAATCTTTTTGGTGTAGCAGTTCCCCAAGATTCTGTAACTTGACCATCTGCAAATGTATAAGTTGAGTTTGTGTTGTTATAATATTCTTCATCTTTGTAATTTGTTTTATCAACTATTATTTCATAAATACCAATAGCCTCTTTTTCTGATTTAGACCATAATTGAAATATTTTAGCTGGATATTGGACATTATCAATAATTATTGGTTTTGGATTAGTGATGATTTTTTTAATTTCGTTGTCTTCTACTAATGCGTACATATTTTAACTCTCACTTAAATTTAAAGTTCTACCTACTTCTTGCCAAACAGCACCATTATATCTGAAAACTAATATATCAGTTTTACCATCTGTTGAAGTAAATGTTGGTGCAGTTGAAGCCGCAAATTCAAATACAGTATTGAATGCGATTGTATGTGATCCATCATAATTAATTTCTAATGCAATAAAAGCACCCTCTACAGGATTACTAGGAGCCGCAAAAGTAGTGTTTTCAGTTGTTAGATGATATGCGTTTGGTTTTGCTTGTGAATCCCAAGCTACAGCATTTGATGATGATGTTAATGCTTGTTGTGGAAAGTAAGCAAGATCATTAAATTTTATTGCTCCTGTTCCATTTGTTGTAAATTGAATATGGCCATTAGCACCATCTTCTAAAGTGATGTTTCCAGCATTTGTGCCATTGTTTGTATTTAAAATTAAATCTCCTGTGCCTTGTGTTGTTAAAGTTGCGTTAGCATTGTTATCGCCAATCTGTACTGTGTCAGCACCTAAATTTACATCTCCTGTGCCATTTGGAATAATATCTATATCTGCGTTTGAAGTAGATACAATATCATTTCCATTGACATCTAAATCACCACCTAATTGTGGTGTTGTATCTCCAACAACATCTGAAGATGAATCTGAAACATCAACTGTATTTGATGATGTATTAAATGTAGCAAATGTAATATCATCTGAACCATCAAAAAATTTTAAAACTAATAAATTTGAACCTGAGTTTGTTGTATCAAGCCAAAATGTGCCTGTAGTAGCAGAACTTGGTCTTGATGTTCCTGAATTAGAAGAATTTATTGCTCCTAAAACTGTGTTTAAATCTGTCCTAAAATTTGGGAAAGATTGATTTGCTATTGTAAAATCTGATGCTTGTGCCATATTTTCTTATACTCCTTTTAAAATCCTTTTGCAATCATATCAAAATTTCTTGATACATTAGTTCCACTTGAATTTTTGAATAAAATATCAAAACTATTAACAGTTTTATTAGAAACTGTAAAGAAATCTCCTGTAGCCATATTCTCAGCAGTAATTCCAACAGCATAATTTGCACTCTTAAATGGACTTGCAAATGTTACAGTTTTTGTTGATGTTCCTGAAGATATATTGTTTTCACTAAATATTCTATCAGGCATATCTACTGTTACTGTTGCTTCCTGAACTACCGCAGTTGAAGCTAAATCGCTTGATGTTAAAACAAGTCTAAATTTTAAATATCTCGCTGTATAATTACCTATAACAAAAGTTTGAAAAGAAGTAAAAGTTGAATTATCATCTGAAGTTGCAATTTCTAAATGTGCATCACAATTAGCTGGGGTATCCCCATCAAAATTAGACTTAGCATCATCAAAATTACCTGATCTATTGTCAAATAAATCATCAGGGTTTCTAGCTGTTTGTGTTAAAGATGCTGTAACTCTAACAGTATGCTTTGCACCAATATCTATAACATTAGCAAACTCATAATTACCTGATGCTAAAAAGTCTGCGTTTGCAACACCTGAATCAAAAAATCTAGTTGTTTCATCATCAAAATCCCCTGAAGCAGAATCAAACAACTCACTAGAATCTAATATTATTGCGTCATCTGATATTACAACATTGTTTTTAGTTCCAGCAAATGTAGGGTGTTCATTCACTGTTGACACAGCATTAAAATTTGTAACACTTGTAACATTTGAAATAACAGCTGTTGCATTTGAACTAAAGTTTCCAAGTTTATCTACAGCTTTTATTAAATATGTTCCAACCCTAGCTGGTACTGTAATTGATGTAGCTGGTCTTGAAACTTTTGTAACTAAATTAACTGAGTTAAGCCATTCAGCAGTACCATCGGTTTTATTAGAAAATCTTATTTGATAAAATGCTAAATCTAAATCTGATACAGCATCATAACTTAAATGTGCATCTGCACCTGAAACATTACAAGTAAAGTTTTCAACATCTGATGGTGGAGCAATAGCACCAACAATAGTTCTTTGTGCTGATACATAGCTTGATGAAACTCCTAAAGTATTTACAGCTTTAACTCTTACATCATATGTTGATTGGTCAATTACATTTAAGACTCTATGGTTTAATCCTGAACCTTGTGCATAAATAATAAAATTAGAATCTGTGCTTAGTTTGTATTCTACTTGGTAAAAATCAATAAAACTATCAGGTGATGCACCTATGGCAATATCTAAAGCAACAATTACAGTTCCATCATTATACTCAATCAATTGGTCAGATAATGTAACACTTGCTGGTGGTTGTATAGTAAATGGATTTGGTAAGTTTGTAGATGGTGTTGATGAAACTTGTGTTTTACTTGCAAATGTATAATGACTTGCTTGATACTCTATTAGTTTCAATCCGATTGTAAAATCTTCATTAAATGTAATACCCATAACTCTAAATGCTTTTGCAGAAAATCCTAATGATGCGTGTGTAATATTAACTATATCTGCTATTGCTAAATCATAAGCATCAAATCCTACATTTATTTCTAATGATAAAGCTTCTCTTGATCTTCTTAAAATTATCTCTGCCATTTCTTCAGCTTGATATGGTGAAGTCAATGTCTTAAAATCAAACTTGCCCTCTAGTAAAAAACCACCATCAGCAGTTTTCATTGTTGCGTGTTGGTCTGCACTTGTCAAACCACTATCATCTACAGGGGGAAACTGAACTTCATCTACTTGAAAGTTTCTATCAGGATTTACAAATGAAACT